CATATACGTGAACACCTATTAGATTTTTACACTATTGCCTCGCGCGGGCTTTTTATTTTTAAGGTTTCCCGTATAGGCGAGCTTTTATAAGAGGTGGGGGTGGGTGGGGTTTCCCCATCTAAATAAGGATCGTACACTGTGCTGATGACCCTGCACGACATGCCCACCGCCTATGCTCCCCGGACACCGCCGCTGCACCATCAGGCCGAAGCCTTGGCCTGCGGCTGGAAGAAGCCGTTCTTCGCCTACTTTCTGGAAATGGGGCTGGGCAAGACGCGGGTGCTGATTGACGATTTCCTGCTGAACTACGAGGACGACAGGGTTGACGGCCTGATCGTGATCGCCCCCAAGGGCGTCTACACGAACTGGCACCGCGACCACAAAGACAACCCCGGCGAGCTTCAGCGGTGGGTCTGGGACAAGCATCTGGAAACCGCCCGCATGTACCTGTACCGGGCGGGCCGGTGGAAGACCGACAGGCCCGTCATCGACTGGCTCATGGACACCAGCCTGCCCAGCCCCCGCGTGCTGGTCATCAACATCGAAAGCCTCGCGGCCACCCCGGATGCCATCGGGCTGATCAAGAAGTTCTGCGCCACCCACCGCACCATGATGGTCGTGGACGAAAGCACGGTCATCAAGACCTTCGACGCCAAGCGCACCAAGTGGCTGCACAAGCTGTCGCGGCTGGCCAAGATGCACCGCATCATGACCGGCTCGCCGTCCACCGGCTCGCAGTCGGACCTCTGGGCGCAATTCGAGTTTCTGCGCCCCGGCCAGAACCCGCTGGGCTTCACCAGCTTCCGGGTGTTTCAGGCGCGCTTCAACAAGATGATCGACGTGTACACGGGCGTGCGCACCGTCAAGAAGGAAGGCGGCCCCGCCAACACCGACGAGCTTGCCCGCCTCGTCGGCCTGCACAGCTTCCGCAGGCGCAAGGCCGAGTGCCTTGACCTGCCGCCCAAGGTCTACCGCCGCTGGGAAGTGGAACTGACCAAGGAACAGCGGGGCGTCTACGACGAGTTGCGCGATTTCGCGCTGGCCAAGGTGCACGGCCACGAAGCCACGACCCAACTGGTGATCACCCAGTTGATGCGGATGCACTCGGTGATCTGCGGCCACGTGCGCACCGACGATGGCGTCCTGCGCCTTCTGCACAGCAACCGCATGGCGGCTGTAGAGGCCATCGTGGGCGCGAGCGAAGAGCAGGCGGTGATCTGGTGCCACTGGCGGGCCGACGCCGCTCTGGTGGCCGGGGAACTGCGCAAGCTCTACGGCGAGGATGCCGTGGCCGAATGGCACGGTGGCGTCAGCACCGCCCAGCGCGAGGAATACGAGGCCCAGTTCCAAGGCGGCAGGCGGCGCTTCATGGTCGCCACCGACCAAGCCGGGGGGCGCGGGCGAACGTGGACGGCGGCCACGCTGGTGATCTACTACAGCAACGGTTACGACTGGGAACTGCGCGAGCAGTCGGAAGACCGCACCCACCGCATCGGCACGCGGGGGACGGTCACCTACGTTGACATCGTCGCCCCCGGAACCGTCGATGAGAAAATCCTGATGGCGCTGCGCACCAAGCGCGACATCGCCCGTGCCGTGGTCAACGATGGCTTGCAGGCGTGGATATGAGAACCGCCGAGACACTGGCCCAGACCATCCGCCGCGTGAAGTGGGAACGCGACCGGCTGCGCGAGACAAACGAGCGGCTGAACATGGCGCTGGACGAAATCAGATCGTGGGCCAAAGCCTACCCGCTGGAAATTTTCCCCGAGTACGATTTCAAGGAAGCCCACAAGGTGCTGGTGACCCACGGCATGACGCTGGACGCCATTTCGGCCCACGCCATGCGCCACGTGCTGAAGGGCGTCATCCAGATCATCGACGGCGCGCTCACCGAGGAAACCAGCAATGCCTGACGAGAACCCGCAGAAGCTCGCCCTTGAGTGGCTGAACAACATACTGGCCCGCGTCCGGGAAGTCGAAGCCGAGAACAAGCGGCTGCTGGAAATAATCGCTCGCAAGCCGACCGGCACGAAGACCCAACGTGAACAGCAGATGCTGAAGCGGATGGAAGCGGCGGAAGCCGAGTGCGCAAGCCTGCGTGAAACCAAGGACAAGTTCATGTGGCAGGTGCGCGATACCTGCAAGCGAGCCGAAGCCGCCGAAGCCGAATGTGCCCGGCTGCGCGCGGCGCTAGAGCGACGCGGTGAAGCAATCTTCGGGCGAGACGGAGATTAAGGACAATGAGCGATCTGACTGACAGGCTCCGCAACCCATCTGCATGGCCCGGCGGCGAATTGATGCTGCTCACCGAAGCTGCCAACGAAATCGACCGGCTGCGAGAACGTGTTGTAAAACTGGAACGCTCTCAGCTTGAGACCTCTATCGAAAACAACCGGCTGCGCGAGGCGCTGAGCGTTACGAGTGCTGACGACCCGCGCTATCAGAAATACTGGACTAACCTTGGTGGGCGGATAGCAGAAAGGGACCGGCTGCGCGAGGCGCTGACGGGGCTCTTGGCTATTGACGAAAACACCGAGCCGCTTGTCGCTAAGGCCGCGTGGCTTCGCGCCGAAGCCGCGCTAGCGAAGGAGGCGGGGAAATGATCGACCAGTCATGGGAACACGATGACGCAGGCCGGGTCATATTGGAGTTGATGACGGAGCGGGACCGGCTGCGCGAGGCTCAAGTCTGGGTGTCAGCTAGCACGATGGAAAAGGATGCTCCGAGGTGGGGCGAACACTTCCTGATATTTCGTCGCGGTGGCGAGCGGCTGGGGGAACTGGCTATCCAGCCGGACCAGATCGGTCTTGCCCGCTACGTTCCCGACGACCGGACTGGCTGGCGGCTGGAAACGAACTGGCAGTACGGCTCCAAGTACGCATTGTCACAGCCGACGCACTGGGCGAAAATTCCAACACCCCCCAAAGCGGAGGAAACCTGATGCTGCTGCATCGCACAGGCTACGCAGCGACGCTGCTCGGCACCCGCAAACTTGTCCGCCTGTGGCCCAGCCGCTGGTGGCTGGTGCGTGGGCGCGACAACAGGAACGGGCGGCTGTTCATCGGCTTTGCCCGCTACGAGAAGGCGGCGCGGTAATGAGCGACCAACGCTACACTGACGCGCTGCTCGCGAACGGGCGGCTCCGCGAGGAGCGGGACAAGCTGCGCGAGGCGCTGGAATGGTACGCTGAGCAGGTCGCAGGCTGTCGCAAGCTCGGCAGTATCGGTGACCCTGCACGCCACGCACTGGATGCTGACGGCGGAAAGCGTGCCCGCACCGCGCTGGCGAAGGAGGGGAAATGAAGCTCACACCAGAAACAGGCGGCGCGTTCCTGTTGGGGTCATTGTTCATGCTGCTTCTCGTAACCATGGCAGAGTATTGGCAGGCGGGGCAGTGAGCGACACCCATGCCCTGCCCGTCGCCCGGCTGGTGAAAGCCGTGGAAGCGCTGCTGGCCTCGCTGTCCCACGACGATCAGGGGACGATGATCGGCGGCAAGTACCAAGGCGGCAACGGCGGGCTCATCTCCCCCGCCACGGTCGCGCTGGCCGACGAGGTGCGCCGCGCGCTCAACGCGCTTGCCAACCTCAATGGCCGGTCTTGACCCAGACCGTGACCCTGATCGTGTTGTCGGGCATGTCGAAATTGCGCTCGACCACCGTGTAGGTTTCCCCGTCCCCGAACGTCACATCGTCGCCGACCATGGGCGGGGTGTACATCAGGTAATCGCCCAGCGCCTTGCCGCCGTCCACGTAGAAACTCACCTTGTCTGCGCCGTTGGCCATGTCAGTTCCTCATCGAATTGGAATTGTGGACGGCGGGAAAATCTTGATGTCGCCGCCGGGAAAGACCGGGCTGGGGTGGTTCTCCGGGTCGCGCGCATAGGCGATGATCGCCCCCAGCATGTTGCAAAGTGCAACAGCCTGATTGGCATCCGGCTCGTTTGGCGTCTCAATCGAAATCACCCACCTGTCCTGCCCCGAATAGGCGAACGGCCTGCTGACCCGGTAGTCATTGCCGCCGCCGCTCACGCTGGCGATGCGCATGAAGCAGTCGGTTGCCGGTATCGGGGCTTCCGAGTAGGTCGAAAAGAATACGCTGGCGAACTCGTTGTCGGTCGTGAGCTTGTAGGCGAAATAGCCGGGGATCAAGACCAGCGCGAGCGCGATGATGACCCCCACGTTGCGGAGGGTCAGGCCCTTCAGGTAACCAAGCCAGTCGTTCACCATATGTCTGCCCCGTACAGGCGGTTCGTGCCTTCGCCGCTGTCTGATACCGGCCAGACCCCGGAAACGCGCTGGCGGGGCCGCTGGGTGGCCCAGCGCTGATTTTAACCGCCGAAGATCAGGTCACACTCGGCAACCCGACATGAACTCCGGTGAACTGAAGCAACAGCAGGATGATGATCAGCACCGCAACGACCACCATGGCCATCTTGGCGAAGCGGTTGAACGGCTCTGCCACGTTCAGGTAGTCGAGCGCCCAGAACACCAGCCCGCCGACGAGGGCCAGCACGATTATCCAGACGAGCAGGTTGACCAGTGCGGCTATCATGACTGCGATCCTTTCACGGTTCGACGGTCGGTTCCGGCGATGAAGCCGTCTCCACGGACATCACGCTTACGACAGCCTGCTCTCTTTCCCGCACAGTCGAACGCAGGCGGTCGCCGCAGGCTTTCGCGCCTTTGACGGATGCGTCGAAGGCGAGGCGTGTATAATCCCACTTGCCCGATTGCGCGATGCCGAGATTGGCCTGCACCTCAGCGTGGGAAAGAACAGTATCGTCGGTGATGGGGATGGAATAGCGCGAGCAAAGCTCGGCCACGACCTGACACATCGTCTCCCACTGGGTTTCAGTGGTGGGATATTTGCCCGCGCTGAACGGGTTTTCAACCGCACCCGCCATTGAACAGCAGGAAACACCAATTGAACCAGTATTACAGTTCTTCGTGTGCGCTGCATACCGGCCATCGGAAGTATTCACATTGTCCTTGATGGAATAGCTGCCGCGAACCAGCCTGCCATCGTCCTCAACGAGGATGTGGTAATGGGCCACATCGTCGCTGTTGGCTTTCCAAGCGCCTGCCGTCCAATGGACGATCACCCGTTCCATCGAACAGTCGGGCATCCACTCATCCGGGATAATCCCGTTGGGGATGATCGGCTCAGGCACATCAGGTGCCCACAGGTCGAGCGCGTCGAAAATGGCTTCTTCCGTGAGCGGGCCATAAACGCCATCGGTCGGGCCGGGGTCGAGCCCCAGCGCCCGCAGGCGTGATTGCAGTTCAGCGGTTCTCATTTTTCAGCTCCCTTTTAGGCGGTGGTGCCTTTGCCGCCGATGTTGCTGCCGTTAACGCCGCCGTTGCCTCTGCCACCTTGTCATTGGCAGCTTCCATGACTTCCGTGAGCCGGGCAGCTTGCAGCTTGCTTTCATTGATGGCCTGATAGCTGCGGATAAGCTCGTTGTTGACGCTGCCGAACGCCGTAGCGCGGGTGTCCCAGATCGCCTCAAGGGCGCTGGCCAACTGCTCGTCGGTCACATCGGCGCTGGTGCCGCTTTCCAGCGCGCTGGTGATGTCCGGGCTGTTGCTGACCGCGTGAACGGCGAGCAGAAGCGGGCGCTCGTCGCCCCGGAATATCTGGTTGGCGTAGGCCAGCCGGTTGGCGTAATTCGGCGTTTCCGGGGGCTCCCCGGTAGCGCGTTGCGCGATCTGCATGGCCGCGTAAGCGACACGCTGGCAGAACAGCTTGTCGGCGATTTCCGTCATGACTTTTTCACTGGCCATCGAATAGGTCCCCTATGGTTTCGCCGCCCAGCAGGCTGAACGGTATCTGGCCCAGCTTCTCGGCGAATGTCAGTGGCGTCGGCGGTGGCCCGCTGTCGGCTACCCAGTCATCCCGTTCGCGGTCGAAGACGGCGCGTTGGCCTGTCTCAAGTTCCGGCGGTGCCTTGGTGGTGGCGTAGGCCGGGATGATGAAGGCTCCGGGCTCAAGCAAATCCGGGTCGGCGTCGTCTTCCCCGGTGAATTCGCCGGTCTGGAAGTGGTAATTGTAAATTCGCATCTTAACACTCTCCCCTAGTATTTGATGCAGGCCAGCAGCGCGATATTTCTCGGGCGGGTTTCAGCCATCGCGGGCGTGGCGTTGACGGTGACGGTATGGGCGTGGTTAGCCACAGTGTCGGTATAGCCGCCGCTGAAAGTGTGGCCATGCGCGCCGCCTGTGCCCGTGTTGGCCGACCGACTGTCCCTAGCATCGCCGCCTTCTATGGAATTCTCCCAGTAGTTCGCATGAGTATAGATTTGAGTGTACGTGTGGCTGTGCGCCGCCGCTGCGTCGATGGTGCCGTAGGCGGCATGGTTGTGGGTGCCTGCTGCGCCGCTGCTTGCAGTGTGCGCGTGGCTTTCGATGGCGTCCTGTTGCAGGGTGCCGATGGCGCGGGATGCATCCACGCCTCGCGCATTGTCCCAGTTGCGCACGAAGTTGCCGCGTCCATCAGGGATGCGGAACGTGGTCGAGCCGTCACCGGGCGAGAACTGGCCTTCCGTCCACAGGGCATCGGTTGACGTGAGGTTGCCGCTGGCCTGTGCAAAGCCCCACAGGCTGGTGTAGCTCGCGCGGGTCAGCAGTGCCCCGTTCAGGCGCAGGAAGCCCGCTGGCGGGTTCGCCGAGGGCACGTGAACCACGCCGCCGACCGGGAAGGCCCCACCCATCGTGTTGTCGGTGAACAGGTTGGTGCCGTCATAGAACAGCGTGATGCTGGCCCCTGCCGTCAGGGTCAGCGCCGTGACACCGTCCACCGTTTCAGCCGCGTAGGGGTCGATGGTGATGGTGATGTTGGCCGCGATGATGCGCACCCACCAGCCCGCGATGAGCGTCGCCTTGGGGTCTATGGCGACCGTCTGCGCCGACGCACCGCTGAAGTTGAACAGGGTGCCCCAATCACTCAGGTGCAGCGTAGCGCCGCCGGAAGCGATGGTGCGGGCGAAGTTGCCTGCCGACGAGTACCGGTGCCCCACCGGGTCGATGAAGCCGCGCAGGGCGCTGCCGACGCCGTCATAGACGTAGTCAACCCACGACGCCGCGTTGGTGTCGTTTATCCAGTTCAGGCCCGCCACCTTGTAGGTGGGCACGGCAGCGCCCTTGTGGGTCGTGTGCAGCGCGTCGCGCCATGCGTTCAGGTCGGCAGCGAGGCCGGAACCCGACTTGGTGCTGGCAACGATGGTGCCGAAATTAAACTGGCTCATTGAACCCTTCCCCAGCCTTTCGACATCCAGTCGAATGTCAGGCTCTTCAACACATTGCCACTGGTGTAAAATTTCACGTTGAAAGACGTTTCGGTCTTCGCGCTTACGATCCAGTAATCGCCCTGCACCATGTTCTGCGGCGTGATGACCACTGCCGGGGGCACCCGGTACTTGCCATTCGGATAAGTGATCGTGATGCCGGGCGCAGGAGCTATGATGTCGTCGCCCTGTTCGATGCGGTCGGCCATATCGATGGTCACCGACAACTGCTGGATGGCGGGCGTGGTGGTCGAATAGACGGTGTTGCTCTCAACGTCCATTTCCACCTTGCCCTTGAGTACCAGCCGGAACTGGATGCCCCACGCCACGATGTCGGTCAGCCCGCCGAAAGGCCGCCATGCTTCCCACAGGTTCGATGTCGGGTTGACCTGCGTGATGCGGTATTCGGGCTGTATCGACCATTCCGATTTGTCGATGGGGTCGATGGGGTTGACGCTCGCCAGCGTCACCCATTTCGACATCACGTTCTGCGGGTTGTAGCCATAGGCGTCGATGAACAGGGTGATGCGCGCGGCGATGTTCTCGCCGAGGTTGATCTGATTGGCAAAGGTGTAGGTGCCGTCGATCTGGAAATTCAGCCCGGTGACATCGTCGGTCAGCCGCAATTCTTCGGCCACCATCTCGGTGTTCAACTTGACACCGGTAAAATTGGGGTCTTCCTGAATTACGGTGATGAAGTTCAGCGCTGTCAGGCTGGCAACATTAGTATAAATCGTCTTCGCATTAGCAGATGCCAAGCCCCAAGGGCGCTTGGCTTTAATAAAAAATGTACCTGTTCTTGTGCCAATCTGCGCCGAGGTCGTCACGGTATCGATGAGTGGCAGCGCCCCGTTCCAGATCGGCGCGACGATGCCATCGGCGGCATGGCGAAGCTCATACGAGACATCGACACCGGCCACGGCGTCCCACCGCAAGATTGACACGTCGCCCGTGGTCGAGATGCGGAAATTCTCGACATCGGCTGGCGGCTGCGAGAACTCGGTGGTGGCATGTGCAGGCGCATACAGCCAGTTCGAATAGCTGCCGTTCTCGAACACGCTGCGGATGCGCACCGTGTAGACGCCCGCCTCAAGCTGGCGGATTTCAGTGTTGTTGACCGTCGCGGCCTGCGACGGCAGCGAAACCCACTTATCGGTGTCGTCGTTCTCTTCGCGATACTGTAGCTGGAACTGCGCCGTGCGCCCGAACGGTGGCGCATCCCAGCTTATGTACAGCACCGCCCAATACTGCACGCCGCCTTCGGAATAGACGCCATCGGTCACCTGCAAATTCTTCGGCGGCATCAGGAACGGGTCGATGGGGTCGCTGATGCCTTCGGTGTAGGCCGGGATTTGCCCGATGTCGGCGTTGGCGATTTCCGGGGCGTCGGCTACGAGGGTCAGCCGATGCACCATGTCTTCCATGGGCTCGATGCCGGTTACCCTGAAAACCCGACTGTCAGTGCCAGAATAACCAAAGGAAAACAGATCGTTAGCAGCAGGCATAGGAAGCCCAGTACCCACCAACTGAACCGTTGTGTAT